AACACAGCAGTCGTCCAGTCATTCTCTAACGCCGTGACCACGGGTACAGGCGCTGGATTTTCCAACGTCGTGCTATCATTCTCCAACACATCCGCCGCTTTCCTGGACTCCGTGTTCAGCCTGGGTCGGACGGCGAACCTGTACGCTCCAGTTGCGTCCACCCAGATTCCTCTGGCTGTGGCAGCGGGTACAGGTGCTCGCACCACCGCGACCCTATCCATCGGCCAGGTCACGAGCCCTCTGAGTCAAGGTGGCGTCCAGGTCGGTCAGTTCGTGGCCGGTCTGCCTTTCACCGGCCCCGTGTACGTGTCTAACGTGAACAGCGCCACAAGCGTCACCGTGGCTTTCCCATCCCAGACCACTGCACCAATTGCAGCGGGTCTGACGATCTCTTTCTTCACTGGAACGGCAGTCACCTCCACCACCTACAGCTCCCTTCAGTACCAGTGCTGGACCAACTTCGTGTACCTGGATCAGGGTGAGCGCGATTGGTTCGCCAAGACGCCCCAGGATCTGCTGGTCACCCAGGTGCAGCGTGTGGTGCTGGGCAACAACCCCATCCAGGAGCTGGCGCTCGCTCAGCCTGTGAAGTTCCTGGCATTCCCATCGGTGAACTACGCCCAGATTTACGCCAACGGTGTGGGTGCAGTCCGCGCCGCCAACTACGAGCTTAAGACCCAGGTGAACGGTGTGGACGTTGGCGACTCGCGGCCCCTGATCCACTGGGTGGACGTGCCCCAGTACTACAACACGCCCTTCGGCTACAATCACAACAACACCACCGCCAACGTGGCGATCATCAGCTACTGCCTGGACACGTCCAAGCTGCAGCCAACCGGCTCCCTCAACTTCTCCCGTCTGGACAACTTCCGTCTGATCGTGCCCCCCACCCTTCCCAACGGCGTGCTCGGTCTGTACAACACCAACCTCACCAGCGCCTACCCAACTCCATACCTGTACGCGGTGAACTACAACATTCTGAGAATCCAGAACGGGCTCGGCTCGTTACTTTATGCCAATTAGATTTTTTTCTGCATAAAGAATACACCCTAGGAAAATAAAATGGAGACTAAAAAATGTGGGTCTTGTGAAAGGGGCCCCCAGACGTTTGATAATTTTTTAGATAAATTTGGTCGTCCATGTTCTACTTGTTTAAAGTGCCGTTTGAACACGAACAGAAATCGCAAACCGCGTGTAGCGTCGGGTCGCCCATGTGGGATGTGTCCAAAGACTTCATCGTTCAACTTTCCAGGACAAACTCCTGGAATTAGATGCGTTGAACACAAAGAACCGGGAATGACAAATGTGATGCAGAAGAACTGTGAACACGAGGGATGCGTAAAGCAACCTTGCTACAATTTACCAACTGAACACTTTGGTAAATTCTGTGCAACACATAAAAAAGATGATATGGTGAATGTCCGTGAACGACGGTGTGAATATGAAGAATGTACGAAGAAGCCTTTTTACAATTTATCTTCGGAAACCAAGGGGCGTTTCTGCAAAGAACACAAGGAAGATAATATGATTGATATTCTGAGTGATTCATGTCGTCACGAAGACTGTAACAAAAGGGCAACTTTCAATCATCCTGGACAGAAAGCGAAGTTTTGTTCAACTCACAAAGAGAATGGAATGATTGACGTTAAGACAACTCGTTGTGAATATGATCAGTGTATGATAGTTCCAGTTTTCAATATCGCGGGGAACAAAAAAGGTCGTTACTGTTTCAAACACAAAGAACCAGGGATGGAGGATGTGAAGAATAAGAGATGCAGGACGCATATGTGCGACATAATTCTTAATTATGGTAAAGACTACTGTGTTCGTTGTTATGCCTATATGTTTCCAGACGAAAAGCATGGATACTTCAAGACCCGTGAAATGAAGTTGAAGGATTTTTTACAAACGGAGTATACAGACAAGACAATCATACATGACAAACGAGTTGAATGCCATCTGTACCGTCCTGATTTCGTGTTTGACATGGGAAGTCACACAGTCGTGATTGAATTGGATGAGAACCAACACAAGAGGTATGACACTTCATGTGATAACAAACGGCTTGCGAGTATATTTCAAGGTCTAGGATCCAGGCCGATGATTATGATTCGTTTCAACCCAGACCGGTATGATTCAATACCCGGCTGTTTCAAGAAAGACGGTCAACTCTCAGGGAATGGAAAAGAATGGAAAATACGCACAGATATTCTTCATAAACGTGTTGATTTTTGGCTCAACACCCAACCCGACCGTGAAATAACAGTAGAGCATCTTTTCTTTGATACATTCAAGTAATGCACTGGATCTTCTTGGCTCTTGTTGCGTGTCTCGTGTTTTTGGCTTCGTACAATCCGCGTACGGGAAATTTGACCAAATATTTTGCTCCCGAAACATCAGTAGAGCATAATGGCTCGAGAGAGGCACAAAGCGATAGCGATACCAATGAGCAAAGTGAACGACGCCCAGCACTTCCTCATCGTGCACGATAGGAGGTACCGTGAATGGACGTTTGTCACAGGCGGGTGTCGCCGACGCGAGGTCTACAACCCACTACGGTGTGCGGTTCGGGAACTCGAAGAAGAAACACGAGGACTTATAAATTTAAAAAGGGGGTCATACTCCTATTTTAAATTTACTACAAACACACCGGAACCTAGAGACCTAGAAGATGGCGTGGATGTCATAAATCACTACCACGTGTACGTATTCAACTTACCAATGACTTCAATAGAGCATAAACACACTATTAAAAGATTCATAGAAGAAAAGAAAAAGATGGAAGGGGCCGAAGTCCCATTCCGCAAAAATTATGATGAAAATGATGATTGTCGCTTTGAGACGCTTGATTCAATTACAAAATGTCAGAATCTTTGGCCCATGATTCGTGCTCACGTCATCACGAATCCCGAGTTTACACAGGCCATCTCAACGACCCATTGGACGCCATTTAATTTGAGAGACTAGGCGCGTCCGTGACGTGCCTAATAAGTTCGCAGAACATAATAGAAAATGACGCGATCCAAGCTAGAGCTCGCGACGATCCTCGTCAAGCTCCGTGGCGACGACTCAGACCCCGCCGTGGTCGCCAAGGATATGTCCCTTCTCAAATTGTGCTACGAAATTCAGAAGATTGAAGAGGAGAAGGAACTAGAAGCCCTGTCCAACGAGACCAAGGCAGAGGAGCCCAAGGCGGAAGTTCCATTGACCAAAAAGGAGGAGGAAATTGTGGAGGAGCTCAAGGCGCCAGCAGAGGCCACCACCAAGCAGCGTCACAAGCATATATTGTCGTGGCTTTTGGACTCGTCAAGTGATGAGGACTAAAGACTAGACACCCTTATAAGTTAATGAATAACTCAATTGATCGCTGGAGGGTCCCAAAGGGCCCGGGGACCCATGTCCTCATGTCCGGTGGTATCTTATTTGTCCCCCCTGAAGAAACCCAAGAATTCTACAGAGAGTACATAGCAGTTGTGAATTCTGGAACAAAATTGTATGTGGTTGAGCAAAAGACGGAACTTTTCAAGTTTTTCGTAGACTTGGATTACAAAGCTCCAGAAAAATTGAAGGATGAAGATCTTATTCAATTTTGTTCAGTAATTCATCAAGCCCTAGGAACGTCGTCAGCGTGTCTGATCGCTCGTGCTAGACCCAGAGCTATTGCAGATGGCCTTATAAAATCAGGGGTCCATATTCACTGGCCAGATCTGATCGTCACCAGGACTCAGGCTCTTAATTTAAGATCAAAAATAGTTTTGAGTTTGACAAATGATTTCGCGTTTGATTGGGACAAGATCATTGATGCTTCCGTGTATAGTGGGTCTGGTCTTCGCATGCTCTGGTCTCACAAGAAACCTACAGGTGACCCGTACACCCCATGGCGCAGTCTGAACGGCGACCGTGAGTTCCCGAAGACACCCGACGCTGCAACCTTGGAGCTTTTCGCAGTTCGTACAGAAGAACGGGAAGTGGTGCGCGAGTCCCTGCACAACATCAGCCATCTTGAGGAATTTATTCAAAAGTATCTAGAGGGTCAGTCGCGGTCAAATGTTAAAAAGGTGCAGCGTCACGAGCATGATGGTTGGTATGTCCAGACTGACTCTAAATATTGTGAAAGAATTCACAAGGACCATAAGAGCAATCACGTGTGGTTTCATATAGGAGTCAGGCGAATTTCCCAGAGGTGTTTTGACGAGGAGTGCGGTGAGTTTAGGGGTCAAGAACATATTCTTCCTCCATCTATAGTAGAGCAACTCAAAGATGTTGCTATTGTGGGTAGTCCTTCTAATTGCTTTCTTATGGATATTTTTCCCAATGGGACCTCGGAAAACTTTCAAAAAGTACGAGCACATGGTTCATCCATACTCGGGTCTGGATCCGACGAATTGGTCACGGTTTCTAGAGAACCTCCACGAGTTCGAACGGTTGGCTTCAACCCGGTTGGATGAGGCTTCTAGTGCACTCTACGCCGCGACGGAAAACATAAGGGACTTGGGACTTGGCGTCGGACGTGCGGATGACTCTGATATTCAGGAAAAGCTGGCTGTCATCGCATCACAACTTGGATACGAAGGTGAAGTCATTTTGAATCAATATGCACTTTCAAAGGGTCTTTACTTCTTTCCACGTTACTTAAACGAATCGCTTGCGGAATATCCAGAATATGTCGACACGCGAGACCCAGGACGCGTCAAAAGCCACGGCCAGTGAGCCTACCCGCACGCGATCTGGTCGCGTCACCAAGGCACCGGAGCGTTACGAGCCCGTTGAGCAGGTTGAGGACGACTACGGCCCTGATGACTACGATGACGACGAGTCTGATATTCCATCGGACGATTCTTTTGAGGATGAGGATGAGGAGGACGAGGAAGATGACGCAGATGAAGATGGAAATTTGGACGGATTTGTAGTGCCAGATAAAAGCGAGAGTGGTGATTCAGACAGTGAGGATGGAGAACCTGCCGTTCCTGTCAAAAAGCAACGAACCGTCGTCACGAAGCGCCCCGCTCCAAGAAAGTGAACTGCCGCGCGAAGTATGGACGCCTACTCACGAGTTTGAAGAGCCTCAGCAGCGGCGCTTTGTCCCCATGTATGAACCCCCAAAGAAAAACGTTTTTGACTCTCTCAAGGACAACCAGATGGCATTGGTTCTTCTTGGGATAGTTATTGGGGTTATTATTATGAATATGAGACCTATTATTGTAAATCCTAAGTAAAAGGATACAAAGGTGCATTTTTAACATAGTCATTGTTGCCTACAAAAGTCCCAATTGGACCTGTACGGTATGCATACACATCCTCCTGTAAAAACCCTATCCAGGGGTTTACACGAGTTTGATCAGCAGGTTCCATATCTCTGAAAACAGTAAATTGTGAGGGTGATTCATCTGGTGGAGGAGGCTGGGAAACCACAGACGGCTTGACGCGCTGCCACGAAAGCCACACAATAAACCCAATAGCCACTACTGCGGCTATTGGCATTACGTACCCCCTGCTCAAAAGATACACGCTACTTAATATTGTTAAAGAACCTGTAGCCGCCACAAAAATATATTGAGGCGTGTCCATCTATT